TGACCGTCAATCACGCGAAACATTAGCGCAGCAGCAAGCGCGTAATGCAGAGCGTAAAAAAAAATGAAGCTCAAAAGCTATTAGCTGAATCAAAGCGATTAGCAGAAGCAGCAGCTGAAGCCAGTGCAGAATCACAAGCCCTTGCGTCAGAATCGACAGGCCTGGCAAATGAAAATTTATCTGATAATTCAGTAGATTTAAATGATATTCGTGGCGGTGAAGATACAGATGATGTTGAAGAGTCTGATGGTAAAATAACATTACCTAATGACGTGACTGGATGGAGTAAGGCACAGCTTGAAGATTTTGTTGTTACAAACGAATTAGAAAAAGGGTTAGATTTACGCAAAACAAAGCCTGCATTATTAGACGAAGTGATTGCTATGGTCCAGGACCACAACGCTAATCTAGCGTAAGGATAAACAAATGAAGTTCACCATGTACCAACTAGCCAAGGATGTATTAAAAAAACTTGGCGTTATGAATGGCAGAGATGTTTTAAAACCCGACGATCTTGAGGATGTTATAAGAGCGGCATGGGTATTATTTGATCGATGGAGTACAGAAGAGTTAATGATCCCTTTTGTAAGTCGTTTTGTATTTAATAATGTAACAAGTTCAAAGCGTGTTTATACAGTTGGTCCTGATGGTGATTTTGTTATGCCATGGCCTTTATCAATTGAGGCCATGGCTTTTCGTGATGCTGCCGGCACTGATTACACCGTACAGTTAACAGATTTGCAAAATTACAATGAAGGCATGCATTACAAAGAGACAAGTATTGGCAGGCCAAGACGAGCATTTTATAATCCAAGCTTTCCCAACGGTGAGTTAAGTTTCGATATATTCCCGCAAGATTCAGAAAATTTAATTTTGTGGGCTAAAGTACCTTTCGACGTGGAGACATGCTCAGATGTTGGAGTCACTTGCACAACAGGATGCTGCTACGGTGGTAATAGCAACAGCTGCGATTGTTCTGGCAACAATCCTTCTTGTTCACTTGATGACTTCTCCTATTCCGTATCTAGTCCGGTTACTCTTAGCCAGCAAGCTTATGCGTCAATTATTTCGCAAGCTAAAGTGCTGCTTAAAGATCAATACGGAGACAGCCTACCTTGCGATTGTCCTCTTTCTGTCAATGTTACTTATAGCGGTGGCGATAATGGTCCTGTTAATACCGTAGTAACAGCAAAGCAAAAAGCTCCTATTACCTACAATCCAATCAGATTTGATGAGTTTATACAGCTTCCTCCTGGTTTCTATAACACAATTATGTGGAATCTAGTCGTGGATATGGAGGTTTCGCAAGATATCGCTATTCGAGCTATGAATGGCATGCGCAAATTAAAAGATAGAAATAATCAAACGCCACAGCTTAGAGTAGACCGGGCTTTGCTTGTTCGTAGTCGCGTATGGAGTCGATATCACTAATGCCTTCTTATATAACTAGAAGAAAAGGAAGGCCAATAAACTTCGCCACTAAATCAGCAAAGGGGCGAGTACAAAAGCTTACCGTGGAGCGTTTATATAATTGCTATGTAGAAGCTCAACAACAAGGCGCAATAGCGCCAGCCGGCATTATCGGGGCTCCTGGTATGAATCCAATTGTTACATTGCCAAGCGATTCTGATCGACGTGTGAGGGGCATTGAAATTATTGATGGCAATAGAATATTTGCAATAACAGATTCAAACTTTTATGAGGTGTTAAGTAACACATCTGTGCAAATTTCAAGCATAACTATAAGGGGACGGGTATCCAGTGCTAACAATGGTAACAGTATTGTTTTTTGTGACGGGTATAAAGTTTATTACTGGACCGAGGCCGATGGCGTAAGAGAGCTTGAGGTTCCACCAGCAAATGCAGTGAGTTTTATCGATGGTTTTTATGTATTCAATCAGCGCGGAACTGGCGTTTTTTATATTCTTCGTGATGATGTGTTTGATCCAACAGAGATTGCCACAGCTGAGGCAGCGCCTGACAACATCATTACCCTACTTGTGGATCATCGCGAAATATGGCTTTTTGGATCGGTTTCTCTTGAAGTTTGGTTCAATGCTGGATTGGCTGATTTTCCATTTCAGCGACTCCAGGGGGCATACATTGAGAAAGGTATTGCGGGTAGCCAGCTTGCTACCAAATGTAATAATACCGTCTATTGGGTTGGCCATGATCGGATTGTATATATGGCATCTGGTTATCAGCCTATTCCAATTTCTAGCAACGCTGTTCATTTAGCTTTGGCGGAAGAGCCAAATATTGAAGAGTCCACTCTCTACAGCTATACACAGGAAGGTCACAATTTTATCGTGATAAACCTTAAAGATAAAAAATCAACATGGGTTTTTGACACTACAACAAGACAGTGGAGCGAAAGAGGTACAAATGCTTTTGGCCGTTATCCGGCAGATATTGTTGCAAAAAACAATGGCGTTGACGTAATGATTGAGGGCAAGCCCGTAGTTGGTCACTTTGACAGACCTGAGGTTTCTTTTTTAGATCTTGATTATGGCTTGGTTGGTAATGAGCTTTTGCTTCGCGACTGTATTTGCCCACCTATATTCGACTCAGTAAACCGCATAAAGCATGCAAGCCTTGAAATAGTAATGGATGTGCCTATCGTCAAAGAAGCCCCAAATGATGATGACTGCTGCAATCTTCCTGATTTTTCAGAAAATGAGTGGATCGGTTTGTCTTGGTCTTCAGATAAAGGCGATACCTACACGCATAATGAGCGGCAATCGTTCGGGAAATGGGGTGTACCTGATGAGCGAATTACTTGGTGGAAGCTCGGCAGTGACTACTGGAGATCATATAGGATAAGAGCAAAAACAAGAGGCAGATTTGGTATTGTTGGGGGGTATGTGCGGTGACACAAAAAAAATCAAGAGCTGGAGTATGGCAATCAAGAACAGCTTTTGTTGAAAAGGCTTACAATGGCGCATACACATTAACAAGAATATCTTTACAGTGGATTAATGATGTTTATGATCTTGTTCTTTCGCCTAATAGCCAGCTAAATAAAAACACAGAAAAAATCGAAAAAATAGAACAACTTATTCCCATTGACCAAGAAGATAGTACGGCAGCAAGTAGTTTAGATGGTACTATTCCAGGTGTGGAGACGGCAGTTACACAACTGCAAAGTGATTTTAATGAGCTATTAAGCAAATTAAGGGAGACATAATGAACAAAGAATCATTTAAAACAATCGAAGATTTTTTATATTTTGCTCTTAAAGAAAACCATAGCGCTACGCAATTTTGCTTGTTGTTTTTGCAAGCCTTGAATGTTTGGGATGATCTTATCGATAAAGACAATGATGTTAATGATAGCCATATCAATGACGCTTTTACTATTTGCCTTGTCCATATACCAAAAAATAGATTTTATATTGCTTATCAAAATGAACTAACACCGATGATCCACAATGTAATTTTGCAATGGCACAATGCCAATGAATTAGAAAAAATAGAAAACTCAAACAATGATAAACACAAAGCTTGGATGTTGAGAGCCGGTGTTTATCAATTATTCCATTACTGCACTATGTTAACCGGTGGCGAAGATTGGGCAAAAAACATTGGCCCTGAAGTTTGGCGTTTATATGGTGAAACAGTAGAGCAGCATTTAGAGGAGTTTAGTTAAAATGCCAGATCCAGTAACAGCAATTGCAGGAAGCGCGGGTGTGGGTGTTGTATCTTCAGTGCTTCAAGGTGACGCACAAAAAGACGCGGCAAAAAGAGGAGCCAGAACCCAGCAAAGAATTAGCGATCAAAACATAGGCTTACAAAAAGAAATTTTTGATCAGCAGAGAGAAGATGCTGAACCTTGGCGGGAGGCTGGAATTGTTGCATTAAATAAATTAACAGCAATGATGGACGAAAACCAATTCGATCCGGGTACTTTTAAATTTAAGTTTGACAAGGAAGATCCAAGTTACGATTTCAGATTTAATGAGGGTATGAAAGCCATTGAAAACAGACAGCGAGCAGCAGGAAATTCAATGTCGGGAGCAGCCAGCAAAGAGCTAATCCGTTATGGCCAAGACTTTGCAAGCCAAGAGTATGGCAATGAATATGCCCGTGATGTTAATGAGTACAATATGGAAACTAATCGGCTAACAAATTTATATAATCGATTGGCTGGTGTTTCTGGTGTAGGTCAAACTGCTACAAATGATATAAATGCCAATGCCAGTAATATGGGCCGTAATGTTGGCAATGTTATGTCTAATAATGCCGCTGCACAAAATAGATCTTCTGTCATGCAAGGACAGGCAATTGCAGATGGTTATCAAGGTGTTTCAAGATCTATCAATCAGGGCGTTGGTAATTATATGTTGTGGAATATGTAATAAAAATGTGAGGTTAAAGTTACAATATGAACAATGCAATGGGTAATGAGTATGGAATTAATTTAGGCAATATAATGGCCGCAAACCGCGCACAAAAAGAAAGCGATCAACGGTTTGAAATGAATGCAATGCAGATGGATTCTATGCGTAGTAGTGCAGAAGCACAAAAGCAGAAAAAGGGATTTATGCAATCGTTTATTGATGCGAAAACTCCAGAAGATCGCAGGGCTGCATTTAACGGTTTTGTAACGCTTGATGCAGATGAAGCTGTTAATTTTGTATCGGCTTTTGACAAAATGGAGGAGCGTGATCGACTGGCTGTAAAAAGACAAAATGCAAGAATTGGAAAATTAGCCTATGTGATAAGCCAATCACCAAATCCAGAGCAGGCATGGGAAGAAAACAAGCGATATTTGACTCAAGAAGAGCAGAACGCAATGGGCGAATACTCGCCCACTAAATTAGCATGGTTTATGTCTAGACCAAGAGAAACTGAACAACTTATGAGTTTAAGTGATAAACAAATGCTCAAAGGTTTAGATTACCAGTTTAAAACCGACGATCGAGAAGA